AATCTTTACTTTTTCCGAGTAATCCTCTAGTTCATCGTTTTCGAGTTCATCAACAATTTCTCTAGGGAGTGGCTCACGTACACGACCCGTTGACGGGTCGCGGTCCTCTTCAGGGGTATCGTCTACTACCTCAATTTCGGATTCCTGCTTTGAGGGTTTACCCTTAGTTTCGGAAGTTTGTACACCCTGTTCCTGACCTTCGATTTCAAACTCGAAGTCATCTTTTACTTCTGGGGGTTTAGGTAGAGGCATGGCTCACTCCTTATTTGCGCGAAATGCCGCGAGGGTCTTGAACAACCCCCTCGACACTGTCGTCGTTGATGATGCGGAACTCTTGTCCGTGAATTTTTAGTCTCGTGCCTGCATGGGGGCGGACCAGAATAAAGTCCCCCTCCTTGCACCAAGGACCACTTGGAAAACGCTTTTCGTCCTTAAAGCAATCTGGACCCATCTTCATTACGAATAGCACCGTAGTCAGAATCTCTTCGTGTTGTAGAGTGATGTCGGCTTTGACGATCCCACTTTCATACTTGTCCTCAACCTCTGGGATTGCGCAGAGGATGCGGTAGCCGGAAGGTTGGGGCAACTGCTTGGCCTTCTCTTCGGCGGAATCCGGTAGCACGGTTATGTTGTTTGGGTCGGTTGCGTCCTGCCCAATTAAAATTTCAGTCATCTGAGTTCTCCATCCTTTCTTTGGTTTCTAACAGCATGTTATTGGCGATAAGCAAGCCTCGGTACACACCGCACGCATGTTGGTACGCGCCGTGATCCGAAGCCTTGCCCATCACCAAATCTTCTTCAATGAGACGTTGTTCCTCACGTATCTTTTTTGAGAGATACGTCAAAAGGTCTTCACTCATTCATTCTCCTTTACGGGTGGTTGGGAACCTTGTTGCAATTCACGGGCAATCTCGATACCCATGCGCATGCCTTCTGCCTGTTGTTTTGAGGACAGGTTGGCTTTGTCAGCGGCAACTTTTGCCCCTGTTTGCATGCCTGCAATTTCTTTCTGCGACGCGATGCGTTCGCGCTCGACAGCCAGTTGGTCTTTCTTAGCCGCAGTATCAATAAGGAGTTTTTGCTTCTTGATCTCGGTTTCTTGTGCCTTGATCTGAAGTTCTGCTTGTTGCATCTGGACGATGGGGTCTTGCGCGGCTTGCTGGGCTTGCTCTTGCGCCATAGAGGCTTGGTTCTTCTGGAGCACTTGTTGAGCGGCAGCAGCAGCCAAACGAGAGATTTGCACTTCAGTCTCTTCGGACATCTCGGAGTCTGGAGCGGGGTAAGGCACACCAGCAGCCTCTTCGATCTGTTTGCGATACTCGAAGGCAAGGTGTTCTTGGATGTGTGCAGCCAAGGCTGACTGAATAGTCCGAGCGTTTGGACTCTGACCAATTAACTGCGCAATTTTTGGGTCTTGCGCAGCCGCCATGTGCACGGTGATGTGTGCTTGATGATCTTGGTAGATGAAGGCTTTGACTGGCTTGCCGTTAATCATGTCCATGTTCTCGGACACGGGATCACGGGGCTTAAAGTCTTCTTCCATCGGCACCAATTTTGCAGCGTTTTTAACGCCCAGCACTTCCAGCATCTGACGATGCAGGTAGGGCAAGTCGTAGATTTGCGGCGCAGACTGCGCCAGTTGGATTACTGCTTGGTACTGAACCACTTTCTGCGACATGGTCGCCGCGTTGGGGTCCGACACCGGAATGACTTCCACCAAGTCATAGTCAGACTTTTTAGCGCGAGGCGTGCCATCGAACGGCTCGTAATCGTACTCCTCGGGGGTGTAGTCACGAATGATGTTCTTGAGCAAGCGGAACTCTTGGCGCATCGCGTAGTGGATGCGAGCCTGCACAGCAGACATCACTTTTAGCGTGCGCTCAAGGATAGCCAGCGTTGTACCGACTGGAGCCTGAGCAGACATGTCGCTGACCTTCAAGTCAGCCGCAGCAGCAAAGCGTCGTCCCTCTTCTACGATGGTACCGAGCAACGAATACAAGACTTGTGACGGCTCCTTATACGGGAGCGTCATGATGTTGTCTTTGATGGTGCCGCTGGTTACATCGACGTCACGGAACTCCGCCGGAGCAATCGGCGTATCGTCGCCCTTGACCCGTAGACCCTTAGTTTTGAATCCGCCGGGTAGATTCGACAGAGTGCCAGCGTCAACAAGTTGGCGAATAATAGAAGTGCCAGACTTAGCAAAAGCGCCAATGAGGTGAATAAGACCAAAGGCATAGAAGCCAAAACCCGGAATGTATGGGTAATGGACGAAGTGGTTGCGCTTCTTTCTAAGTTCATCATCAGAGTTCCAATTGCGCCGGATGGCTAGGATTGTCATCGTAGACTTCTCGATGGTCACCACGTAAGGCAGTGCGATGCCTGTAGGCTCTCCGTCCTCGTCTTTATCTTCGTAACCCTCAAGGTCAATATCGACGTGCATCTCCAGCAACTTGTAGCGATCATCTTGCGAAGCACGAAAGCCCATCTTCTCGGCAATCTTCTTCTCTACTTCATCGAAGGTATCTTGTGGTTCGCCCAACTCTACGTCACGGTAGAAGCCTGCTACTTGAAGTTTTCTCAACTCGTTAGGGGTTTTGCGCATCACGTGCGTTACCCGTTCGGCAGTCTCAATGTTTGACGCGCCGTAAGGCACCACAATGTCTTCTGCTGGTACGAAGATAGAGGTTTGACGTGCAAGGCCGGGGTCGTAGTACACCTTCTTGAAGGCATTACCTGCCAGACCCAAGCCCCACAGCATGCGTTCTTGCTCAGGGCGATACTCCACCATCACATCAGTGAGTTGGTAGTTCATATCATCTTTGACGCGGATTGCAGCGTCACGCTTCTCGGTAGTCTCTTTGCCTATGATCTGCGTGCGCACCGGACCACTGGCTGGGAATGTTTCCATCATGGTCTCGGCTTGGAACTTAACCAACGCCTCAGACAACAGTGGGTGGTAGACACCACAGGCTCCGGGCCAAGGCTCCGTACGGTCTTCAACCTTCATACCGAGGAGTTCTAGGCCATCTACATAAGTTTGTATCCAGTCTTTGCGGCTAGAGATGTCCTCATCAAACTCACCAATTAAGTCACCCGCCAGTGTTGCCATCTGGTCGTCAGTAAGTTCTTCAGCAAGGTTTGCGTTGAAGTCTGTATCGTCGGCTTTACCCGGCTCCAACACGATCTCTAACCCACCGACTTCAATAGAGACACGCTCGGGGTCTTCGATCTCGATTTCAATATCTGGTTCCTGACCTTCCATGAGGCCAGTTAACCCGAGAGGGGCTTGGGAGAGTGCTTTGTCAATTGCCATAATGCGTCCTTTTAATAATACCCCTCGAACTTGCGTTTGAACATTCTTGGTTCATCTTCTTCATCCAAGGCTGTTCTGATGTAACCGCCTTTACGGAACCTCATTAACGCAAGAGATACAGAGTCAACATAGTCATCATGCTCGCCCGAGGGGAAACTGGCAACTTCATCAATGACTTCTTCCGCCCAACTTGTGTTGGGTGCCCAGACCCTACCGGAGGCAAACACGTCTGACACCGCATTCAACCTCGAAATCTTATCGTTACCTTTTACAGGCGTAAACTCCTGTACCGGTATGCCCATTGCTCGCATCTCGTATATCAATGGAGCGCCCGATGCTTTCTTTTCAATTATCACCGAATCTGGTTCCCAGTCTCTATATTGTTCAATAGCGACTCTTTTAAGTTCGGGAAACTCCATCCGATCACGGAAGGCATTAAGCAGGATGATGTTTGTATCGGTCTTGCCCGTCTCGGGGTTATCTTGGTAGAACACCCCCCATGTCGTACACGCCGAATAGTCCGAACGGTTGGTTTTCTCGAAGGCCGTATCCCATGACATCAAGGTAAAGTCACAGAAGGGCGGGTCTTCCTTCTCCCACATCTGCCACCACTCGCGCTTGACGATGGCAGAAGTCTCAGACGTGGGCTGCTGCATGTACTGCGCCATCCACTTGCTGTTGGGGAGTTCTTTTTTGAGGGCCTGTAACTCGTTTAGCGCCCAAAACTCAGGCCACAGCGGGTTCCCAGAGGGCAAAATAGCCGGAAAGTCGATGACTTCCCACTCTTCGCCACCCCGTTGGGCCTCTGCTTTGAGCACTTGACCCGTCAAGTCACGTTTTGACCACCGCGTCATCACAACCACGATGGCTCCGCCCGGTTGCAGACGCTGCCGTGGACCGGATGTGTACCACTCGTAGGTCTTGTCGTAGATTTCCGGGTTGGTTTCCGCCAGTGCGGCCTCTTGTTCTGAGTGTGGGTCGTCAATGATGAGCAGATCAGCGCCCTTACCGGTCACTGCACCGCCCACACCGATAGCGAAGTAGTCGCCACCCTTGTTTGTCGCCCAACGTCCCGCTGCTTTTGAGTCTGCTTGCAGCCCCACGCCGGGGAAAATCTTGGTGTAGACCTCTTGGTCCACCAAGTTTCTAACTTTACGCCCGAAGCCCACCGCCAACTCAGCCGTGTGGGAGGTCTGGATGACCTTTTTGTGGGGGTATTTACCGAGGAACCACGCTGGAAGGAGGTATGACGCGAACTCTGACTTAGTGTGCCGAGGTGGCATGTTGATGATAAGCCGCTTGCACTCACCATTAGCCACCCGCTCGAAGGCCGCAGCCATCTTGGCGTGGTGCCTACCACTGATAAATGTGGGCCAGACCTCTCGAACGAACGCTAGGAACCGAGTATGCGACAACTGGCGTGTCTTAAGTTCTTGGAGTTTTTCCAGTTCGGCGAGCAGTTTCTCCTGCTCCGGCACTGACAGCAGCGGCAGAATGTTAGGAATGTCCTTGAGGGAGACGTTCTCAAGTGCTTGCTGGGCTGTCGTCATCTGTTACCTCATCTGCACCATCCAACTCACCCATCAGCGCCGTG